GCTCTACCCACGGTATCTTTTGGAGCCCACCAGTTTCCGTTTTTAGTAATCATTTGATTCTTTCTAGCACAACTGTGTACTTCACTATGTCAATCACAGTATTGTTCTTAAAGACCTTGCGTTTGGGTCCTTTGATATGGTCGTATATAATTTTCCAACCAGGAATAGTTTGTATCTTTTGTTTCCACCATTTAGGTCGTTCAATAATCAGATGTGCATTACGACCGTCTGACAGTCCTTTTTTAGCAGGATGGCACGCAATCAAGTGATGTTGGTACTTGTTGCTAATCGTGAATAACTTGTTAAGCACACTATCAATTTGTTCTGGTTCTATATGTTCTAATACATCGCGACTATACACAAGATCAACTTGTTCTGGTAGTTTGATAGGATGTGTTATTGGATCGTAATTGTAAATTGTCATATCTTTATTGCTAAGACTCTGAAGAGGAGTACCTTTGCCGCAACCAAAATCCAGTATGCTTTTTACATCAGGCCGATCATCTAAGAAACTTTGTAGTATACCCGGCACACCACTTGCAGTACCAAAACTCTTACGACTATGCAAGCGTTCAAGTTCTTTGGTATATGCATCACTGTTTTGCATTACGAACTAGAACCAATAGTCCTGCGTTTGATATCATCATGATTGAATTCTGCCCAATACAGTTCAAAAGCAACACCATCTTCTACACCTTCAAACTGATGAATTTTACCAGGCTTTACTTGTGTAAAGTCACCAGCTTCGAGTATGGTTTCGTCAACAAGACCCTGTTGCTCGCCATCTTGCCATACACGCACAATCATTTTTCCAGACTCTACAAAGAAGCCGTTCCATTTGTAACAGTGTTCATGCTCACTGCATTTGTAACCTGCTTTGAATTCTATTCGGTGAAACTCTAACACACCGTTAGCATGTATGAGTTCTGTGTTGCCCCATATTTTACCAGATTTCATTAGTGATTCTCCATGACTGTTAGATTCTTATCTATCCACGGCAATACCAGGTCTCTTTGCCTCAGTAGTGCATACTTGTTTATGCTATTAACTACACAGTCCGGTAATAAGTCTGTATCTTCTGCAATGTGATATAAATTGGTAACATTAGGATCCATTGGTTTGATATCGCTACGATATACAATAGCATATAACCAAGGATCGTCAATTGACTTTTTAAAAAACCCACTTTTACAATCCCATCCATTTACACTTAACATGTATATTAGCATAGGTAAGGTATAATGATGTTTGTGATTTATTTTTGCATGATATTCTTGATTGTGAAACTCAATATTAGTAGTTTGAGGTACTGCAATAACCAACATACTATCTGTAGTTGCAATGTTCCACCAATTTGCTAATACTTCATAAGGATTAGTCACATACTGTAGAACATCATATGCCCACAATATATCAAAAGGTTTTTTTACTTTACTGGGTTTTTCAAATGATTCCCTTTGTAAACTTATGTTTTTATGTTTTACATTTAGGTTTTTGATATTATTGATTACTGTACATTTGATATTCAAATGTAACTTTTGCTCATCTCTTGTTGTGGCATTTGCCCACCATTGCATCTCCAGTGCTTCTTTGTTAGATCCTAGTCCAGCAACTTTCCCTACACTTTCCATAAAACTATCATACTCATATAGGTAAGATATTACATTTTCATAACAATGATCAAACTTTTCTTGAGGACTTGAAAAACTACTAAATTGCATATCTATACCTGTACATCTTCCATGCCAGCAGTTCTCAGACGTACTATGTGTCCTAGTTGCCACTGTTTGGTATCCAAGCCTTTCATTATGCCAAGATACTTGTTACGCAGTAGTGCAACTTCATTAATAAGTGTTTCAAAGTCTATAACTTCATCCTCACCATCAACATACTTTTCAGCATCTCTACTGGTTAGTGCTCTGGCATATCCTTCCAAATACTTTTGAAAATGTTTTCGTCTTATTTGTCTGAGTTTTATATTTAGAAAATTTAGTACTGCTTCAATCTCTTGTAGTTGATTAAAACGTTGCTCAGTGATGCCTGGTAATAGTTTAATGTTTTTTTCAACAAGTCCACCAATCCTGCATTCACTCTTGGCAACTTCTAGTTCTTGTTCACAATGTGTTATGAACTGCGGAATATTAGCTAGATTATTTGTTACACGACTATACCACATATACTAGTACTCGTCGTATTTGAATTCGCCATCATCATCATACTGATTTAGCAATTCATCTTCTTCCTCTTCTTCAAAATCATCTTCTTCTGCTTCTCCAAGATAATTTCCAACTGCAAGTTTTATAGCACCATCAAATTTGAATGCTTCTCTCAATTCTCCTGCAGTGTGATGTTGTATTAATGCTTCAACAACGTGATCTGCTGCTTCGCGAATATCACCTGTGTCGTGCATAAATTGTCGTGTTTCTTTCCATACCAGTGCGGCTAAGTCTAATGACACTATACGTTCTCCTCGTTAAATGTTTGTTCGTACTTATAATATATAAGTTAGTTCTTCGTACGTTTGTTTGTAATCTTGGTTTCTGATCTTGTCAGTAATGCTCAAATAGTCAATCATATTTGTAGTATCCATTGACATATTTGAGCTATTCATTGATTTAATAATTGGCTCTATTATCTTTTGAAATTCATCGTCTTGAATATTCAATAGTTTGTTAGATATATATTTCTTCTGCTTTTTGTTAAACAAGCAAATGTTTAGTTGTTCAGGATTGTTCAGTGGGTTAAACGATACTGGAAGTTTGTGTTCTCTACAGAACTGAAATAATGTATAAGTGTCGAGTATATTCAGTGTAGATATTGTACTCCATACATTCAAATTAAAATTTGTATCTGTTATTTTTTTATATTTTTCAATTGTATCTACTATTGTTTCCCAACTAACTCCATATCTCTCATACTCAAACTTTTTTCCTGTGTTATCTATGCTAAAACTTAACTCAACTTCTTTAAAACGACTCCATAATGGTATTAAATTTGATGCATATACGGTAGCATTGGTATTGTAATGGATTGATATATGACTGCTTCTTTGTTTGTTTATAAAGTATTGTAACATACTAGAGTGTGTTTTGTCAAGTAAAGGTTCGCCTCCTGAAACGGTTAAGTATGACAGATCACTGGTAATTTCTTCGAGATCTTTCCAAACTTTTGAACCGTTAACGTCAGTCCACTCATTTTTGACTATTGGTATCGACGCAAACTGTGGATAAGATTTTTTGTTATTAGAGACTTCACTTGCCCATTTACTGCTATAAAATGGATTACAAATTCGACAACTTAGGTTACATGTCTTGTTAATTTTTATATCTAAACTAATCAAGTTCTTGTTTTTAGTATCGTTGTAATCTATATCAAAAATTTTATCTCTATACACATAAGCATCATTTAGTCTCTTACTTTTTACGTTGTTCTTTTCGTTATTCCAGCATTGGCTACAACCTATTGGTTTCTTACCATCTAATAACTGTTGTCTTAGATCAGTATAGTCTACATCCTTAACTGATACATTTTTAACATTTGGATAGTCATCCACGTTATAAAGGCAACAGGGAGTTAAATTTCCCTGGTTTTTAATTTCTAAATTTATCCACGGAGTAACACATATTGATTCGGGTATGTTAAAGTTTGTAATTGTGTTAACTGTTTCATTGCCATATTTCTCAATATGTACGAAACAACTATCAATATCCAAGTGAGAAAGTATACGATTCAAATAGTTGTAAAACGGTTTTGTATCAACTTCACTTAGTGAATCAACTAAAACAATACGTTGATTGGGTGCATACCAATCTCTTTTAAGTTTAACCAGTTCTCTATAAAGTTGGTTTATAGGCAACTCTAAAAAATACTTAACTTTTTGAATATATAATATATCATAGTTTTCTTTAAGATGCTTTGTAACATCGTCAAGAATATTATTACTCAGTTGGTTGTTCATGTACTTCTTCTACTATTACGTCACCGTGACCGTCAACAATCATGACTGCTTCCTCTTCAGGTATACTTAGCACTTCCTCAATTTTATTAAAGTCTAGCATTACCTTATCTAAACAACCATCTTCGTTGCGTTCCCAGGCCTTACGAAACTGTAGTATCTCTTGCTTGTCGCTTGTTAAGAAACGCAGTCTGTTGCCTTGCTTTGTTAACAATCCAGTTCCTTCTGCTAGATCAACTAGTCCACTGTAAGGATTCATTCCTGTTTCATAAGGTATCTTAACTTGTACACTTTCAAACGGCTTTGCATATCTAGTTTTCATAACTTTACAAGCGGCACGTATGCCTTTTACTTGTGTTATTTTGTTGCCATCTTCATCTTCTTTAAGTTTGAGTTTTCTCATTGCAACAACAATACTCGATGCGTATATAAAACCTTGTCCACCTGATATCTTATCATCTGGATCAAACATATCCTGTGATGCATAAGTGTGGTTAGTACATACCATGCCTACATTGTAACTGCCAAACATGTTAACTGTGTTTCTAACCAATGCAGTTAGTGCTTTAGGCTTTCTACCTAAGTCACCTTTCATGTCACCTGCTTCAAACTGATTAACATCAGTAGGTGTTAGCATCATTCCTAAACTGTCAATAACAAACAATACTTTAGGACGTTCGCCATCTGGCAATGCTTTGTAATCTTTCATAAATGTTGACACTGTTTTAGCAACATCATCGATCATTGACATTGCTAGTTTAAGCAGTTTGCTTTCACTGGTATCAACAC